AAACCTGCTATGCCTACAAAAGATACAACACCTCCTGAGACTGGCGGTATTAAGCCTATGCGAGATGTTAAAGGCGATAGCACTCCTTCTGAAATGACGTTTACTTTTTTTGAAGGCGCAGAGCGTGGTGACGCCAGCCCAACCTCTTTGTACGGTAGTAGAGAAGCTGAACAGTTAACTGAAGCAGAGCTACGCGCATACTTTGAAGGTGACACTGTAAACCGCTTGCCTGAAGTATTTGGTACGTTTGATAACTACCTTGCTTACATGACTGAGCGTGAAGGTTTAATTCAGTCCGGTGATTACGACGTAGGTAACTGGGACGAGTACACCGGGTCGTTAACTGAAGATGACTTAATGATCCTTGAGGGTGAGGATTTGACTCAGTACGGTGACGATGCGTCATCTACTTATGAAGAGCTTTATGGAGAGCGTACACAAAACCAATCTGCTGCTTATGAAAACTGGGTTAACTCAGAAGCTAACCAAGCACTGCTACAGAAGTACGGTGTTAACGATACGGTTTATAGTGAGACGGGTGATACTTTTCGTTGGAATGGGTCTGCTTATGTAAAGACTGTTAACGAAGATCATGCTGGTCTTACTGACTACGTTAAAATGGCAATGGTTACTGCTTTGACGGTAGGCACAGGAGCCGCAGTAGCCGCAGTGGCCCCAGCCTTAGGCACCGTTGGCTCTGCAACTTTAAGCAATGCAATTACACAGGCAGTTACTACAGGCAGTATTGACCCAGATCAATTGTTGCAAACAGCCGCAACAGCAGGTTTTGGTCAAGCTCTTAATGAAGTTATTGGTCCTGCTTTGTCTGAAGCTATGGGTGGCCTTGATCTTTCTAAAGTAACAGGCATAGAAGAAGTAGACAATGTTTTAAACGCTATGGGCATGACTGCGATACGTCAGGGAGTGTTTGACGGCAGTTTAGACATGGAAGGCATTGTAGCGTCTGGACTTATAACCGGCGCTAAAGAGCTTGCTAATTTTATAATGGGTCCTATTCAAGACGCTATAAAAGCAGGTCAGCCAGTAACAGAAGAGCAACGGTTAGAGGCATTACGGTTAGGACAATCAGTTGGCGCAGACGCTGAAGAAGAAGTCCTAAGAAACATGGAAAACACTGTTAACGAAGCTCTTGCAACGCAACAGTCAGAGGCAATGACTAAGTCTCTTAATGCCATGCAAAGCAATCTTCAGTCAATTTTTGAAAATGTTTATTCTGTAGACACCACAAATATTACCGGCCCTTCTCTTGAAGATTTTATGGCTAGTTCTGTAGATGATGCTGACTCGGAATTAACAGACACAACAGCAGATTTAACAACGGAGGATCAAGATTTTTTAGACACCGAAACTTATCAAGACTTTGAACCTGAGTACAGAGAAATAACAAACCCGTTTGAAGGTGATCAATTAATTAATGGTGTTTATTACAACGAGTCTGGTTTTCCTACAGGAGTAAGTCCAGACGCTACTCCAGAACAAATACTAGAGCAGTTTGCTAGTGATAAAAACGCTTGGGTTACAACATCAGGGCAAGCAGTTCACGGTCTTCCTCCAGAAGCTGTTGCTATTTTAATGCAAAAAGCTAAAGCAGGAGCAGGAGGACTTGAGTCATTAGGTACTTTTCTTACAGAAAACAATTTAGTTTTAGCTCAAGAAGAAAGCGGTGCTTACATATTAATTTCAGGAACTAACACTGAAACAGGGTTTCATAATAGTTTAGATTTAGATGCTTTAGTTTCTTTAGAGCCTCCAACAGAAAATAATTATCTTCCAAACCCACAGTCTGATAGCAGTTTAGATCCTTTAGATACAAGTAATGTTTCTGATGAAATTAAAGATATACTAACTAATATAGAAGAAGCTCCAGACACTCCTTTAGATTTAGACATAGAAGTAGAGCCGGTTGAATACGAGTTTGAACCAGAAATAGAGCCAGAGCCTGTAGAGCCAGAGCCTGTAGAACCTGTAGAGCCTACAGATATAACAGATACAACAGATCCTGGCGATGCTGGTGTGGGTACGCCTGCTGTAGATACAGTTGTTGGTGGTATGTTAACTGGACAAGAGGCTCCTACTGATCCAGCTCAGCCACCTGTACAGCCACCGTCAGGAGACACTACAGGAACTACACCAACAGACCCCGGTACAGGACTTGAACAAGGCGCAGATGTTCCTGCTGGAGCTGACACAACTACAGATACAACTACACCGTCATACGAACAAGGTAGTATGATAGGAGATGCTGAAGGTTTAATTGAGCTTGCGTTACAAAGCGGAGCAACTACAGAATATTTACTTGAAAACTATCCTCAATATACAGATCTTATTAATGAAATAAGCGGAAGAACAAATACTCAAGAAACTGATGCACCTATTGTAGAAGAATTGTTTGATGATATTTTAGGAGACGCAAGAGAAGACGCAGCCGTAGCTGATTATACAACAGCAGAAGAAGTAGCTGATATTGTTAATCAAATTGTAGCGAATACTCCTAATGCTGAAACACTTACACCTGAGCAAGTTAATGGTCTTGTTGAACAAGCTATTTCAGAAATACCTCAAGCAGATTCATTAACACCTGAACAAGTACAAGCTGTTGTAGAGTCTGCTACGTCCAACTTAGAACAAGGTGTTGGTCAACAAATAACAGATGTAGAAACAAGTCTTCAAGAAGCTTTAGCGGCTCAAGCGCAAGGACAAGCAAGAGCCTTAACAGACGCTGAGGCAAACTTGTTATCAGAAATAACAGGCGTTGAAGCAGGAGTATTACAACAACTATCAACAGTAGAAGGTGCTTTAAATACTCGACTAACTAACTTAGGCACTGACATTAGCGGGGTGCAAGAAACAGTAGCAGGTGTTGTTACTGGACAGACAGAGGCAGCAGAAGAACGTAGAGATTTACAACAAGCTATTATTAATGTTGGTGGAGATATTGATGCACTAGACGAACAAACTAGAGAGCAGTTTGATCAATTTGGTCAGAATGTTAACGACTTGTTTTCTGATGTTAATGTTGATATTGAAGGACTGCAAGAAGGTCAAGTTAGTCAAGCAGAAGCTCAAGCAGAGTTTGAGTCTAGTGTAGCAGGTCAGTTTGAGCAAGTAGGTGGTGAGCTTACAGGTATTCAATCAGACATTACCGGACTAGGCCAACAAATCGGTGGTGTTGGAGCAGGTCTTGAAGGACTTGGTGAAGGCATTGCAGGATTAGGAGAAGGATTAGGTGCTGGCTTGTTAGGACTTGCGTTACAACAACAACAACTACCGGAACAAATAGCAGCAGCTATGCCACGGCAGCCTGTAAAGTTTGATCCGTTCTTAAAGGGACTATCACCTAGAAAAATGCCTAAGCCATTAAAGGTACAAGGAATGCTGGTATGACATATTTAAATCTTATGAACAGTGTACTACGCAGACTTCGTGAAGAAGAAACTACGTCTGTTACTAGTACAACCTACGTTAAGATGGTAGGTGATTTTATTAACGATGCTAAAACATTAGTAGGTCAAGCTGCTGATTGGTCTGCGTTACGTGAAACTTTAACAATATCAACTACTGCGTCAGATAACAGTTATTCGTTAACAGGTGGTAGTGACAACGTAAAAGTCATGTCAGCACTAAACGACACTCAGAATTGCTTTCTTGAATACCAAACAAAAGATTGGTTTAACGACTCACTCTACATTGCTAATGCTGTAGAAGGTGCGCCTAAGTACTACACCTACAACGGTCTAGATTCTAATGGAGATACTGAAATCCTTGTTAGCCCAACACCCGATGGTGTCTATAGCCTTCGATTAGATTTAGTTAAAAGACAAGCAGACTTAACAGCTAACACAGACTCATTACTTATACCTGCACAGCCTGTAATACATTTAGCTGTTGCTTTGTTAACTCGTGAACGTGGCGAAACAGGCGGTACTTCTACTGCTGAGTACTTTACTATTGCTAACCAGTACTTGTCAGACGCTATTGCTATTGACGCGGCAAAGCATCCTGAAGAGATGGTATTTAGGACTATCTAATATGGCTCAAGAACTTCAAAGCATTAATCTTGTAGCTCCGGCGTTTAAAGGTATTAACACCGAAGATTCGCCACTAGCTCAAGATCCGTCGTTTGCAGAGATTGCAGACAATGCCGTGATTGATAAGCGTGGTCGTATTGCCGCACGTAAAGGCCACACTGTTGTTACAACAAACAAAACTGTCCTTGGTTCTGGCTCACTGCGAGCAATCAAAGAGTTTAAAGATGACGCTGGAAACACTAAGATTTTTTCAGTAGGAAACAACAAGATTATTAGCGGTACGACTACATTAGTTGATGCAACTCCCGGCAGCTACACAATTAACGCTGATGATTGGAAGCTTGTAGATTTTAATGACAAGATTTATTTTTTTCAACGTGGGTTTCAACCTCTTGTTTATGACAACGCAAGTAGTGCAGTAGCTACTTTAAGTTCTGTGTCTGGCGCTAACGGATTGACTAGTGCAAAGTACGGAAATGAAGTTTTAGCCGCTTACGGCAGGCTTTGGACAGCAGACTTTAGTACAGACAAATCTACTATTTACTGGTCTGACTTATTACAAGGCCATATATGGACCGGTGGATCTAGCGGTAACATAGATATTTCTAATGTATGGCCTGACGGATACGACGAGATTGTAGCTTTAGCGGCACACAACAATGCGTTAATTATCTTTGGTAAACACAGCATTATTGTTTACGAAGGTGCTACGTCTCCTGCGTCAATGACATTAGCAGACACTGTAGCAGGAATTGGCTGTGTTAATAGAGATACAGTTCAGTACACAGGTACGGATGTGTTGTTTCTTTCGCACACAGGACTCAAGAGCTTTGGCAGAACAATACAAGAAAAATCAATGCCGATTAGTAGTTTGTCAGGAAACATTACCAAGGACATTATCGCGGCTTTGCAGAGCGAAACTGAGTTCTTTAGGTCTGTTTATAGCCCAGAAGAAGGTTTCTATCTACTGACGTTTACTGGTCAAGATATGACGTACTGTTTTGATGTAAGAGGTACGTTAGAAAATGGATCATACCGTGTTACTCGTTGGCCTTCTACTAACTTTACAGCGTTTACAAGACTTACTGATGGAACATTATACATAGGTACTAGTAACGGTATTAGTACTCATACAGGTTATACCGACAACAATGTTAGTTACAGGTTTAAGTATTACAGTCCTAGTCTGACATTCGGTGATAGCTCAAGAATAAAGATTTTAAAGAAACTTAAGCCTACGTTAGTGGGTGCTAACAACGCAACAGTATTTATGAAGTGGGCGTATGACTTTGATACAACATACGCTACAGCAGAGTTTACAGTAGGTACTCAGATAACTGGGTTCTACGGTGAAAGTGAGTATACAACAGTAGAGTTTACGGGTGGACAGTTAACAAACCAACGTAGTCTCAACACAACAGGATATGGAACTAGTGTACAGGTAGGTCTTGAATCAGAAATTAATGGCTCATCTTTATCGCTACAGGAAATTAACGTAATGGCTTTGATAGGTAAGCTACTTTAATAGGAGACAACAATGGTTGTTAATAACTCAAGAGTTGGTGCTTTAGGCTCTGGTCAAGGTAGCGGCACTATGGCTAGTAGCTCAGGTGGCTTTGATCAATTTCTTACCGGTGCTGGTAATGTTCTTGGTGACATCTTTGGAGGAGTGCAACAAATAGGCTCTGCTATCTCACCAGCTATGCCAGCTATTGCTGGGTCTTTGCTAACTAAAGAAGCATACGACAGACTCAGCAACGTAGGTGACACAGCTTACCAACGCTCTATGGATCTTGCAGAAAGGGGTCAACAAGAGTCACAGTTCAGGCCGTTTACTGTAACAACCCCAACAGGCTCTATGTTTACTTCCCGTATGGGTGGGCAACCTAGAAACACAAATGCATTTATTGGTGAAGGCGATGATATGATGACTGTCCCGCCTGAAATGATTGAAGCTTTAAAACGGCTTAGATCACAGCAAGGATCAGGCTCACAACAAACGCTTCCGCCTCCTTCGGAACTGCCTTTGGTGAGTAATGACTCAGAAAGGTTTAATCGCAGAATGCCGCTACAGCCAGTAACTGGTGGACCTTTTCCGCCTCCTCCTATGATGACTGGTGGGCCTGTAGCGCCTGGCTTCACACCCGTCCTTAGATCAGGGGTAATGCCCGGTACTGTAATGGACGGCGGCGGTGCATTCGAAAGTATTACCCCAGTTACTAATGGGCAGGAATTTAATAGAAGAATGGAAGAAGAGATTAGGCGTCTAAATCGGGGGATGTTTGGACAGACTGATCCTGAGCAAACTCTAATGCAACAGCCAACGCCTCAACCTCAAGATGGTCTTGAGATAGGGATGTCTCTGTCTCCTGCGGAGCAAGCTATGTACCAAGGCTTGTTTGGTGGTGCTGGAAACTTTTTTGGTCAGGCTCAACAGCCTACAGCAGGACGTGAGCAGGAAATCTTTAACCGTATAAGAGCGGCACAGATGCCTGAAGAGCAACGTCAGCGTCTTGCGTTAGAAGAGCGTTTAGCGGCTCAAGGTAGACTAGGAACATCTTCTGCTGCTTACGGTGGTGCTACTCCTGAAATGCTGGCTATGGCTACAGCGCAGGAAGAAGGACGTAACAGAGCTATGCTAGGCGCTATGCAACAGGCTCAAGCAGAACAAATGCAACAAGCAGCATTAGGTCAACAGTTCCTTGGTTCTAGTTATCTGCCACAACAGCAGTTACTAGCTGCTTTACAACCCGGACTTACACAGCAACAGATGGCACAACAGGCTCAACAGTTTGGTACAGGACTTTTTGGTGAAACCGCAATGTCTGGAATAGAATCTAAGTTAATTGCAGAACAAGCAAGGGCTAATTTGCTAGGAGGAATTGGCAGTAACATCCTGTCAGGGCTTATGTCTCCTCAGTTTAATAAAGACGGAGATCTTACAAGCCCCGGAGGTTTTGGAAGTTCAATTGAAGGTTTTGCTGATTTACTTACAAAACTTTTTGGAAAATAATAGAGTAGGAGAATAACATGGCTAAGTTTTCACAAACATTTTTACAAGGTCTGTTACAACCCTCTTATCAAGAAGGTTTGTTTACTGCTGCTCGTGGTATTGGACAGGCTCCCGGACTTAGACAAATGCAACAAGTTCAACAAGATCGACGAGACACACTATCTAAAATAGATACTAATTCTCCTGAAGGTCTTCTTAAACTAGCTGACTTTTATCGTAGTCAAGGAGACATTGAGAATGCTGTAAAGTATGAACAAGCAGCACGTCAGTTAGGAGCGCAGGTTGCTGCCCAGACAGAACTAAGTGCTTTCCAAGAGAGGGTAGCAGTTGCGGCAGAAAGCGCTGGCCTTACGGAACAAGCAGCAACAGCACGGGCTACTACGGACATGGACGAGCTTAGGGGTATTAGTAAAGACATTCGAGAGTTTCAGATTGACCAACTGCCTTTAGACAATCCTCAAGTTATTAAAGCACGACTAAAGATGGCTGGGTTTACTCCTGCTCAAATTACTGCTATGGGTACTCTTTCTAAAGAAGAAGCGGACGCTTTACTTAAAGGCCGCACAGGTAAACTAGAGGCTTGGCAAGACGCAAAAGGCAACATCAAAGCTGTCAACATTAATGATTTTGGTTTAGTTTATAACGACCAGACCAATACCTACGTTAAAGCCGGTGAACTTGGGTTGGTACGTAAGGCTCCACAGGTTCAAGAAGTTATTGACGCAGGGCAGTCTGTTGGCACAAAAGCAATGGCAGAAGCCAATGTTACTAACTTTGTTGAGCTTAATACTAAAGCACAAGACGCTCGTAACATGATTGAATTAATTGACAGACAAGTAGGAAAGTTAGAGGGTGGTATGCCTACGGGTCTTGCGGCTAACGTAGAATTAAACTTAAGACGTTTTGGTGAGCTTATTGGGCTACCTTACGATCCCGCAGTTACAAACGCTGAAACTTTTATTTCTGAAGCAGGTAAGATTGTTGCTGACCAAATTAAAGACTTTGGTTCAGGCACTGGTCTTTCGGACGCTGACCGTTTATATTCTGAAAGGATACAAGGCGCT